AGACTAATGGTTTGAGAGAGTTGTCTTTTGAGGAAGCTTTGTTTGGAGTGCCTGGGGCACTATCAGCTGTCTGTACTGCTACAAGTCCGGGTTCGCCCTACATCTATTTTGTCAACAAGTCTGGTAAGAAGGATTTGGTTTGGCACGATGAAGGGCATGGTCGATACAACCAACTGTTCAAGGAACACGTACTGGATGTTTATCGCCGTCTCAAGGCTGGAGAACCGTATGAAAAGGTTTTTGTCGGCCATCTCAAGGATGAGGTTCGTTCCAAATCCAAGATTGAGAAGGTGAATACACGCATCACCTATGCTAACGACGTCACCGTGAATGTGGTGTTGAGGATGTTGTTAGGATCGATGATCGTGGCGTTCAACACGTCTTTTCCGAATCATGGATATGCCATTGGAATCAACCCTGGTTCCAAAGACATGCAGAAGATTTACAGTCGTCTGCGCAAGTTTTACGCACGTACTGTTGACGGAGATTTTTCAGAGTATGATCTTCGCCACCAGAGGCAAACAATGAACGAGAGCTATCGTGTGTTAGGTAAACTTGGTGCGGGACTGTTGTCTGAGCACATGTTTGATGTGGTTCGGAAACTTGACACGGAGTGTAAGGCTTTGTTGTCTAAGTGGTTTATCCAAACGAAGTGTAACAACTTCAGCGGAGGTTTGCTTACGACTATCATTAACTGCATTACTGCAGAGCTGTACTTTCGGTACGCTTTTGACTGTCGCTTCCCCGCTAAGGTGTTTGAGGAGTTTATCGAGTGGGTCATCTTGGGAGATGATCATTTGGTAGCTATCTCACCACTCATCGAATGGAATCCTATCATGATCCGTGAGGACATGAAACAGCTTGGACAAGTCTACACGAGTTCACGAAAGGATGCTGATCTTACTGAGGGTTACCATCACTTCAAGGAAGTCCTGTTTTTGGGACACCATCCCCGTATCGTGGATGGACAATGGAGTGGTGCCTTAAGGAAGGACACATTGGAAGAGTCTCTCATGTGGACACGCAACAACAATCTCACTCTGTATGACGAGTGTAAGCAGATGGTTGAATATGCGAGTCAATGGGATGAAGGGTACTACAATTGGTACAAGGCGAAAGTTGATCATGCGCTTATGCGTGTGGGATACAATAAGCTGGATTTACCACCTTGGAGTATGCTTCGATCGAATGTGTCAAATCGTACGACAGAATCTGGAGAGTCTTATTTGTATGTGGCTGAAGGTGAAGAGACAACTGTTGAAGTTGTTCAAGATAAAGGCCTGACCACTACAATGCCGGACACAGCCGTGATGGTTGATCAACACGGAGCGCGTCATAGTGCTCCTGGTGACTTTGCAGTGTCTGAAGTTCCTGCCTCGTTATCGATGGGAGTCGATAGTTTTGTTGAAAGAGTACAATACCAGTGGTTGAATACCTCTGGTACTGGTGCTGATGTGGCAAAAATCGCACTTCCTTACGAGTTGTTGGGAATGGGAGATCAAAACAATCTTCAGAACATGCCTTTTCAGAACTTTCTGTATTCGGCCCCTGATGTGGAGATTAAGATTCAGCTCAATGGAACGCCCACCCAGTGTGGTTGCTTGATTGCATACTACGTTCCATTGGTTGATGTGTCTCTCGATATTGCTCATGTGACGATGATGGACCATGTCAAGTTGGATCCTTCGATTAATCCGACAGCTACTTTGCGAATTCCGTTTTGTTATTGGAGAAGCTTTTTGGATAATCAGATGAGTCATGATGAGCCCCGTACGACGGCATACTTCCATTTGAAGGTGTATGCACCGCTTAATGCAGTGTCTACTCCGACGGATTGTGGTGTGACTATCTACTCGAGGTTCTCTACTGAGAGTCGGATTCCCAGGGCTATTGCTAGTTCAAGTTCCAACACCCGCCCCACGTATGGCTTCACTGCTGGTACAGGAGCAAAAGTTGGATACTTGTACACAAGCGATGCTACTTATGTGGCTCAAGGATCAACTGTTTCGACTACAAACGTCAACAGCGAATACCATGTTGGGTCTGTTGCAGGTGGAATGCCCACTGAACAGACGGTGTCCGTTGGGGATGCGAGTACAGATGCGGATGCGACTATTGTCCCTCTTGATAATCCACCGTTGGTGGGTGGATCAATTCCGGTGGGTCAACAGTTTTCGTCCCTCAGCAAGGCTAATGGAGTGGAGCCTACTGTTGGGATGGGAATGCATCCTCTTGAATTGTCAAGACAACCACTCATGTTGCGAAACCCGGATGACACAAGCATCGAGAAATTGCTTGGACGGTTCGGAAGGCTTACTGTGTTCACATGGGACACATCTCAGCCAGATGGACAGTTGGTGTTTTATACGCACCTGAATGGGTTTTTCGCACAACCATATGCTCCGACAAGTTGGACTACGACTACGTCCATCCCCACAAATGTGTGGATGTTGAATGAGTTTAAGTTCGCGCACTTCGATGTAGTGTATCGCTTTCATGCGATTCGTACTAAGTTTCATTCAGGACGTCTGATGGCGTCTATGGCTTACGGATCCAAGAGTGAGGTACCTGCAAAGAAGCAGTCATTGTACAACCAGATTATGGATTTCAACAACGAGGTGTCTGTCGTTGAAGTTGTGATTCCATATAATGGCACGCAAGAATATGTTCGAATGAACGAGTCTCCAGTTGCCTGGACGAACTCTAATAATTTGGGTGTATTGCATGTCACGGTTGCCAATGAACTACGTGCGGCAAGTTCAGTTGTGTCTACGACTATTGCAGTTGTTGTGGAGATCGCGTTTAGGAATGTGAGGGTAGCAGTACCAACTCCATATAACGTGATCAATGTTTCACAAGGCGCTGGAGCTTCACCAATTGAGAACTCACGTATCTACGTGGGTCAAGGTGAAGATGTCAATGAGACAGGAGCGACTATGGTTGTGACGGCAACCAAACCCCCAAGAATGGCGGCTGGATTCAAGTTAGGAGAAAAATTTGAATATTGTGTACGCGACTTGCATGAACTGGTCAAGAGGTACAATTGGTATCCCGTTGACTACATGAAGAAGCGACCAGCTTACCATATTGGGGAGACAGTGAATGATACGCGATCGACATTTCGCTTGCCGGTCACGCCGCTGAGCAGTTTGAATGATATTTACGCTGCCTGGTCTGGAACTATCAAGCTCCGGATCTACGCAGAGACGAATATGTTTTGTACTGTGACGCACATTCCAACAGAAAGCGAAAACGATGAAAGCGGCTACATTACTATGGCTGATGGAGCTGCATTGGTGGAAGAAGATCCTTCAAAGGCGTTGAAGGCACCGATCTATCATCCGCACCTGGCTCGAGAGGTGTTATATCCTATTGGAGGGATGTGTTTCATCGATATCAGTATTCCGTTTTATTCGGAAATGAATTACCTGCCCACGGTTCGCATTGAGTCTGAACCGAACACGTACGATCACGTGAGTCCGTACAACGGTTACATTTACGTGAATGTGCCAAAGGATGTGAGAATTGACGTGTTCTGGGCTGCTGGTGATGATTTTCGGTATCACCATTTTACTGGGCCAACGGGCATGAGGCGTAAGTTGGCAAAACAGGGTACAACTGATTGGACCCGGGACCCGTATTGGAGTACATTGGGTATGTACGGACCCCACGCTTAGCAGTGATCAGTCACCGCTGCTAGGCAGTTTACAAAACTATAAATTGGAGTCGTGTTCGCACGCCGCAAGCAGAGCTTGTGTTTATGGATTGATAGGATCGTTAAGTCGTGATATCAATGCCTCAAGG